GCAAACTTTAGAAAGGCCGCAATGTCATACACAATTGAACACAAAGGTAAAAAAGCAACACTACCCTCATTCAGCGATCTGCCAGTTGGAGCAATTCGCAAAGCTCGCAACATGGACCCTGATGAGCAAATCTGGTTTATCCTAGAAACAGTCTTGGACATCAAAGGCATGGCAGTCATTGACAGCATGAGCCTAAGCGAGTTCACAGAGGCTATGAACGGATGGACACAGGGAGCCCCACTGGGGGAATCCTTGAAGTCCTCCAAATCCTAGAGGACTATAAACACGCTTTCACCTATGACTTTAGAGCACGCTTTGGCCTAGGCCTAGATGCTTTGGGTGAGTCAGTTCCATGGAGTGAAGTAGTTAGCCTGGTATCTGTCCTAATGGCAGACCCAACTAGCTGGCTACAGACGGCCAAGAATAAATGGCAACATCCTATTAGTTATGACTGGACTATTGCCGCCGCAACCTATGACTTACTTGCCACTGTAAATTCAAAGCGAAAACCAAAGCAATGGCCAAGACCCTGGGGCGAGCCAGACAGGGTTACAAAAGGCCACAAACCCCGCAGGGATGCGAGGGCAATTTTACAAAAAGCCAAAGATGGAGAGTTTGAATGGCAGAGCAAGCCTACGCTTATGTGACACTTATCCCTGTAGCCAAGGGCTTTCAAAAAGAGATTGCTAACCAACTTGGTGGAACAGCTGGAGTTGGTAAGAAAACTGGCCAGCTAGCGGGTAACAACTTTAGCAGTGGGTTTGGCTCAGCCGTAAAGAAACTGGCCGTGGTCGCTGGTGGAGCTCTAGCCGCCGCTGGACTTGGCAGATTTTTCAAAGACTCAGTAACCCAGGCATCAGACCTAGGCGAGTCCATCAACGCTGTCCAAAAGGCTTATGGAGATTATGCCGCTGATGTTCTAAAGCTGGGTGATGGTGTCGCTGAGAGGCTTGGTCTAAACAGCGTTGACTTCAATGCCTCAGCTGTTCGCTTCTCTGCTTTTGCTGAGAGAGTAGTTGGCTCAGGTGGAGATGTTGCTGGCTTTGTTGACAGCATAACCACTAGAGCCTCTGACTTTGCCTCAGTGTTCAACATTGAAGTGTCCGAGGCTCTACAAGTATTCCAGTCTGGTCTCTCAGGCGAGGCTGAACCACTCAAGCGCTTTGGTATCAACTTGCTAGACACTGAGGTAAAAGCCTACGCACTAGAGTCTGGACTTCTTGGTGTGGGCGAGCAGATGACCGAGGACATTAAGACTCAGGCCCGCTACGGCTTGATCATGCAAGAGACAGCTAAGACAGCTGGAGACTTTGCAGACACCTCAGATGGACTAGCTAACGGCCAAAGGATCCTAAAAGCGCAGTTTGAGGAAACTCAGGCTGTCATTGGTAATGCCCTATTGCCAATAGTCATTGACCTAATGAATGTGGTCAAGGATGAGTTACTCCCAATCATGGTTGAGTTTGGTGACTGGCTAGGTAGCCCAGAGGGCAAGCAAGCTGTTGAGGACTTTGGTCTGGCTGTTATGGGAGCTGTTGAGTTCCTGGTAGGCCTAACTCAGTGGATCCTAGAAAACCTAGACTTGCTAACAAACTTGGGTATTGCTATTGGAGCCGCCTCAGTAGCTTTCAAACTTTATGCAACTAGGGCAACTTTAGCCGCAGTAGCTACTCAAATTTTCTCAGGCGCACTGTTGACAAACCCAGTGTTCCTAATGGTGGCCGCCGTAGGACTTCTCACTTTTGCCTTTTTGGAAAATGACGGCGCTGTTGAAAAAACATTGGCACCTATAAAAAGCTAAAGGATGCTGAAACTGACCTGGGTTATACCACCAAAGGCGTGGCTGATAAGTTCAAGGACAGCGCCTATGTCCATGACAAGTATGGAGTGGCCCTAGATGAAACAACATCCAAGGCAGTAAAAGCGGCCACAGGAATTAGCTATGTAGGAACCGAAGTTGACAGGGCAGACCAGGCTAAATTTGCTAATCTGCCAGGGCAATTCAATGGGGTCACAGTAGCCGCTGACGGCACTACTAACGCCTTGAATGATACCAAGGATGCCACAATTGCTCTGACCATTGTGGAGCAGGCTAGAGAGCGTTACAAGCAAGAGCAGATAACCACGCTAGGGCGCTCAACCAGAACGCTACAAGACTTTATTGACGGCATGACTAGAAACGCCGCAGTGACAGCTGAGGTCAATAACCTAACCGAAGTTGCAACAAGCGCAGTCAATGGCTTAGGCGGCGCTTTCAGTGGAGCCTCTGGTGAACTAGAGAAAATGTCAGACTTGACTAGCGAGGTTTCAGGGAATCTTGAAGCAATGGCCAACATTGCACCAGCTGGCTTTGAGCTAGTGATGGGGCCAAACGGTCCTGGCTTTGTTAGCACTATGAGAACTCAAGGCACTGGAGACATTGGCGCTAAAACTGGAGTCGCTCTCAGCACCCGTGAAGCTCAGGCTAACCTAAAGGCTCAGGGCTTTAGCGTTTCTGAGATTGACCAGATTCTACAAAAGGCAGTCGGTGGAACCAGCGCTGAGATTGTCAACTCATTCAACAAGGGTGTCAAACTAGTAAATAGCGAGACCAATCGACGCATTGTTGGAAACATCCAAGGCGACCAACTGGCTAAGCTACTGGCCGATGGGTTTGTGCAAACTGGAAAGATTGCGGCCTCTGAGGACGAACTGACTAAAGCACTTGAAGACCTAACTAACACGATTGCTAAAGACGGAGCAGATGCCTACCTAACCCCATTTGCCTCAGGTGGACTGGTAACAGGTCCAACAGCGGCTTTGATAGGCGAGGCTGGTCCAGAGGTAGTAATTCCTCTAAACCGCTTTGAGAGCATGATGGGCATGGGTGGCAAGGGCAAAGAGCTCAACTACTATGCGGCACCTAATCAGTCCGTTGATTCGGAGCAAGAATTATTCCAAGCAATGCGTAGAGCTAAGGTGGTGGCAGGTTGGTAAGCGTCAACTATTCCCTAATTGGGGCAAACGGTGACACCATTGAGTTTGATTACTCAAGCTACATTCTGAACCCAGATTTTCTAGGGTTCAACATCCCGCCCGCTCAGGTCAGAATTGAAAGCTCAGCTGGTGATGGTGGTGTTTTTCGCCACGCCAAAAGAGGCGTGAGAAATCTAGACCTACCAATCACAATTCTTGGAACTGACAGAGCAGATGTTCAGGCAAAACTCAGGCGCTTAGCAAAACTGACCCAGAACAAAGCGGGGCCTCTAAAGCTAAGGGCCAATTATTCTGACGGCGTTTCCCTAGAGCTCCAAACTTATTACACAGGCGGGGCTGAGGGTCAGTGGGGAACCAGCGCTGGAATGACTTTTGCAAAGTGGGCGCTGTCGCTACAGGCACCCGCTCCATACTGGACCAGCCTGACTAGCATTTCCTATGTGATCGGCGAGGAACCAACGGGCCGTGGACTATTGCCACAGCTAACAAAACTAAAGCTTTCATCCAACAACATTTTAGGCGTGGTGACGGTGAACAACCTTGGTGATGTCCCTAGCTTTCCTAAGTGGACATTTATGGGACCTATCACTAACTTGCTGGTTTCAAATGGTACTGATTCATTTACGGTTCCAGGAACTATTGACAGCGGGGACACAATCACGGTGGACACCGCAACGGGTGAAGTGTATGACCAGGACAATGTAAATTCCTACGGCATCCTGGGGGATGCTCCCAAGCTGTTTGCTCTGGCCCCTGGTCTGAGTCAAATAACTATTACGGCTGATGACACAGAGGAATCAACCAGGGTGGCGTTTTTCTACGCTCCCAAGTTTGAGGTGGTTCACTAAATGCAAGTTGAGGAACTAATCATTGAGGTCAGAGACCCCTCAAATGCCAGAGTGGGGCAGTTTGTCCCTAGCGATCTGGTGGGCGCAAAGTTTATTCTGAGGTTCAACAATGTTGGCACTTGGGAAATGCGCTTGCCACAGGGTCACAGGCTGGCTGAGCTATTGCGCTTAGCGGGTTACGGCATAATTGTGACTGGCCCTGATGACACCGTTATTTTTCAGGCCCTACTTTATCGGCGGCGCTGGAACAAACACCCCTAAACATTGACGGTGACTGGACCATCACGGGAGCTAGTGATGACATCATTCTGGGGGAGCGGTTAGCTTACCCCACACCCTCAACCGCTGATGTCACAGCACAGACTGATTCACATGATGTGCGCTCAGGTGCCGCTGAAACCGTAATCAAGGCTTATGTGTCAGCCAACATTGGCCCGACAGCACCAGCGGCTAGGAAAATAGCTGGGCTAACAATCCAAACAGATGCCGAGCTTGGGGAAACCGTTTCAGCAAACGCCCGTTTTCAGACCTTACAGCAAACAGCCTACGGGCTGGCTCAGACTGGTGGTGTGGGCTATGCCCTAGAGCAACTTGGCACTGGCCTAGAGTTTCAGGTTTATGTTCCAACTGACAGAACCTCAACCATCCGAATGGACATGGACAACAACAAGCTTTTCAAGGGCTAACTATTCCTACTCATCCGCAAAGCTAACAAGAGCGATTATGGGTGGGGGCGGTGAAGCGGCAGATCGAGAATTTCTGGAAGTTACAACTACGGCATCTGAAGAAGCTGAAGAAGAATGGTCACGAAGGATTGAAGTTTTCAAAGATAGTCGCAACTCAGACAACACGGGGCAGCTTACTCAATCGGGTGAGGAACTTTTGGTTGATGACGGCAAGACCATAGTGCAAATGTCAGTTACCCCGTCAGATGATTTCAGCATGCGGTTTGGGCGTGATTGGTACTTGGGCGATAAGGTCACCGTGGTCATCAATGATCTAGAGGCAAGCGCCGTGGTGACAGAGGTTGGCATTTCAATTTCATTTGATGGTGTACGCCTGGGCGCAACGGTAGGGACACCAGTTGGCATAGAGTATGAAGCAAGGGTGTTGGCAAAGACACAGCAACTTGACCAGAGAGTCTCAAACCTAGAGCGGCAATAGCTCCACCCAATTCAGTTAGAACTAAATAAATTCAGGCAATTCAAGGGAGAAAATAAATGGCAGAGCAATCATTCCCATTTGAAAACATAGACACCACAGAGTCTCAGTTTTCAGAGTGGGCAACTAACTTTCAAGAGACTGGGGTTCAAGGTTCACCCACTGGCACAGAGCTTGGAATTACGGTCACAGGCTCAGACCTCAACCTCACTATTGCGGCAGGCCAAGCCTTTATCCGAGGTCACTATTACATAAACACAGATGACCTAGTTCTTGCAGTAACATCAGCTGGCACTGACACCCGCATTGACATTGTGGTTGTTGAGCTAGATCCTGAAACAAACACAATAGTTACCAAGCTAGTTCAGGGAGAAGCTGTTTCTGTCGATCCAGTAGCACCCACGCTTACTCAAAGCGCAACGGGTATCTATCAGCTCCCAATTGCCACGCTGACAATCCCAGCCAGCACCGTAGCAATTACATCTGGAATGTTGGTGGACACACGCACTTTTATGGGCAACCGAATCGGTATCTGGACTACGGCAACACGGCCAGCTAATCCAACTGCTTATCAAACCATTGGTTACAACACCACTATTGAAGCGCACGAGTCTTGGAACGGCACGGCTTGGGTTGGATTCTTTGACCCGATAAGCACCGAGGGTGATTTAGTAGTTGGTGACGGAACTGGGCAAGCCTCACGCTTAGGGATTGGAGCAGATGACCAAGTTTTGACGGTTGTTTCTGGGGTTCCAGCTTGGGCAGATGCAAGCGGCGGCAATTACTACAACATAAGCGAGCCGGGAACGTACACTGTAGACCTACCCGCTGGTTACTACAAGGGGGAATCTATCGGACGGATTATTGTCGGCAGCGAAGACGTAGACGGTGAACTAACCTTAACCAATTTTCCTACTGGCATTGATTCGCTTACTGTTCCCTACGTGTTTAGTTTTACAAGCCGCACATTCCCTTGGGGCAATGATATCACTTCAATAGCCTACGGTGCGAACATTTTTGTAGCGGCTGGAGACGATGCTGATTTTGCAACTTCAACAGACGGCATTACTTGGACAGCCAGAACTGGCTCTATACCGGGTTACACAAAACACGCAGTTATTTTTGCCGGCGGGCAATTTGTTTCTGTTGCAAGGGACGGATATATCGAGACTTCGCCAGACGGCATTACTTGGACAGAAATTACGAGATTATTCTACAGCTCCTTGTTTGGACTTGCTTACGGCGCAGGGCTGTACGTCAGTGTCGGAGATGCGGGAAAGCTGATATCTTCACCAGACGGCATTACTTGGACTGAAAGGACTTCGGGTACAAGCAACGCACTTAGATGCGTGACTTACGGGGATGCTTTGTTTGTTGCGGGGGGCGATTCAGGAGAAATTATTACATCCCCAGACGGCATCAATTGGACTAGTAGAACAAGTGGATTTAGTTCTGATGCTGTATTGGGTATTACCTATGATGGTTCCGGCACTTACCTCGCCGCAGGTGAGTCGGCAAAAGTTGCGACTTCAACAGACGGCATTTCTTGGACAGCTAGAAGCACAGGGGCATCAAGCGGTTACGACTTCGCACACGCCAGTTATGGTAATGGCCAATTTATGATAGGCGGCTCCTATAGAAGGTTTATGCTTTCGCCAGACGGCATTACTTGGACTATACGAAATGTTAGTTTTTCCGGGAGTGCGACCGTGGTCACTAATTCAATCTACGCAGATGGACTCTTTATTGCTGTTGGTGACGATGGCAACCTTTCGACCTCGCCCGGGAAAGTCGGATCAGCGGTGCTGGCTTTAGAACCCAAACTTCCAATGATAGAACTACCTTAAGGAATAAAAATGGCTAGATACAGTTTTGAAGTTGATACACACAACGCTATTAGAGTTTGGGACAACGAAAACCCAAACGATAGCGGCGCACCCTTTATGTTCCAACCAGACTGGCCAGACTCTACCCCTTGGGCAAATGCGGCTCAGGCTACCGAGTGGGCGCAGTTACTTATAGCCTCACTGGTAGACCCTGAAAGCGAGTTTGTCGCAGGTGATTCACCTAGCACACACCCCGCTCAGCGCCCAGAACCAGAACCAGAACCAGAGCCAGAACCAGAAATCGCACCTGAGTAATGGAAACCCCAGAACCTCACGCTAGGGTCACTCTCCAAATGCTCTATTCAAAGCAACTGGAAAATGAACGCCTACTAATCCAACTCACAGCCAAACTTGGCTACTTGGACACGGTTCCTGAGCGGGTTGCCCAGCTAGAAATTCAGCAAGCCAAAAATGCTTGGATTGAAAAGATAGCTTGGGCCGCCCTAGTGGGTGCTGTGCTGGGAATTGTCAACCAACTGACGGGAACATTATGAACAAATACAAGCCAAAGAAACGGAAAGGCTAATGACTAAAAAAGAAAAACACACCCAATGCTGAGTTTCGGGATTGGGACTTTGTGCCCGCTGATGAATTTTTGCCGCCGCAAAAAGCACCTACCCACATCATGGCTGAGCGTGAAAACATTCTGACGGTTGCCCAGCTACACCTCCCAGAGGGGATGACTAGGCATGAATACGCCCTCCAGCTGATGAAGCTCAACACTTCATTTGAAGTGGGCAGGACCATCAACCTTGTCTAGGTGGCAGCACCCATTCCCCGAGAGCACGATCACCAGCCGCTTTGGGGTGACCGTCAGGCGCACTAACCCGCACAGGGGAACTGACTACGCACCTGGAGCTAATGCGCTTATTCCAGCCGTCACTGACGGGGAGTGCGTGGCTGTCCAGTGGTCTGATGTTCTTGGCTGGGTGATGATTCAGGCGGCATCAACTGGGATTCATTACATTGGTTATTGTCACCTGTCTTGCAACGCTCACGGCATAAATTGTCAGGGGCCCTCAAAGCACACTGATGGCTCAACTTGTATGGTCAGACTGGCCCCAGGTCACATGCTAAAAAAGGGTGACCCAGCTGGAAGATGTGGAAACACGGGATCGGCAAGCCGTGGCGCACATTTGCACATCACTCTGAGCACATCCCTCAAGGGGGTCTTTTACGGCAAGGTGTATGACATAGCTAAGTTCATAAACAAACAGCTGAAAAAGAAACCAGAGGTGTGCAAGTGTTGCAAAAGGCCGCTATAAAACGCATAGCAAAGACCGCCCTAGACGGGTTGTTTTCCTAGGTGGTGAGTCCAAGACCGAAACCGATAACTGGAAGTTCAGACGGCGGCTAATTTACGGCGCTTACAGACTGGCAGTTGCAATAATTTGTTTGGGGCTCTGACCTTTTTCTGGGACACAGGCGTGAGTAATAACCTAGTTACTGGTGGCATAGCTTTGCTGACAATAATTGTGACCGCCTACACAGCCTCAGCAACCTTTGAGGACATCAAGAGAAATAACAGACAGGACCTAGAACCATGAAGATTTTGACCCTAGAATTTTGGAGCTACGCTGGCGAGAGAGCCATCAAGACATTTGCACAGGCGGCCATTGCGGCCCTTGGAGCTGGAAGTGTTGGCCTCTTTAGCATTGACTACGCTGGACTGATCAGCGTTTCAGCTGGTGCCGCTTTGCTATCAGTGCTAACATCAATCGTGGCTAAATCCAAAGCCTAAATAATTAACACCCCATCACCGTGTAATGGCGTGGTGGGGTTGTCTCTTACCCCAACAAAAAAGACCCTCAGCTAATTGCTGGGGGTCTTTTTTTGTGCCTAAATTATAGTTTCCTTTTCAGCTTCACACGCTCTCTGTGTGTTAGCCCACCCCAGAGCCCGTGGGCCTCATTGTTGGCAATGGCATACTCAAGGCAAAGCGCCTGGACAGGACACCTATTGCAAAGTTTCCTAGCCACGGTGTAGCTGGGTCCCATCCCTGGAGTCTCAGTTGGAAACCATGCATCAGGGTCACTGTCACGGCACCCAGGAATAACCTTAGATTCTTCAATCGTTTCATTTAGTTTGTTCCAAAGGTCCCTAGCCTCACGGGTCTCAAACATTCCAGCACCCTGGGCACATCTGGTGCTCTGAGCGGCTAATGCTCCAGCCGTATTTCCAGCCAAGCTTCATCACCTCTGACATGCTCATAGGGATTTGTGTGGTTTGCTCCGTGAACATAGTGTGACACTTGGAACAGTTCATGTCCCAGATGCCCACATCATTTAGTTTTATCAATGTCTTACCTTTCGTGTATGGTGAAATCATTACACATTGAGAGGACAACATGCAAATCCAAACAGCAAAACACTTGGGGACCTTTGACAGCTCCCAACCAGAGTGGCACGAACTACGAAAGGGCAAGGTGGGCGGGTCCCTAGTTGGCACCATAGCGGGGCTAAATAAGTGGGAGTCACCCTATACGGCTTGGGCAAAGTTCTCAGGGCACATTCCTGATCATGTACCAGACAGCCCACCAATGGAATGGGGCCGCAGACTTGAGGGCGTTGTGCTGGACAAGTTCGAAGATGAACACCCAGATCTAACCATCCAGCGAGATGTTGGGACCTGGCAAAGCCTTGAGCACTCATTCCAGATTGCCAATGTTGACGGGCTGGCACAGGAAACTGACGGCACCCTCAGCGTGGTGGAAATCAAGACCGCAAAATACCCAGATGATTGGGCTGATGGTGTGCCTAGTTATTACCTCACACAGGTCCAGTGGTACATGAGCACCCTTGGTCTGAAAAAGGCTTATGTGGCTGTCCTTATTGGAGGGTCTGACTATCGTAAGTTTGAGGTCAAGGCTGATGTGTTTCAGCAATCGGCAGACATGATGATGGTGGAACAATTCCTAGAGTGTGTTGATGAAAACACAGCACCAGATTGGGATGGTTCAACCAGCACCTATGAAAGCGTGAGGCGGATGAACCCAAACATTCAGGATTCACAGGTTGAGTTAGGTGATGTTGGTGTTGATCTGGCCGCCGCACTAGAGGCAGAATCTAAAGCCAAGGCTGTGGCGCTTGCACTCAAGAGTGAGGTTATTGATACTATGGGAAATGCAAAGCGTGGAATGGTCAACGGCCAGCACATGTTTAGTCGGCAATCCAGAGGGTCTGGAACGCCGTTTTTAGTGACTAAGAAAGGGAACTAATGAACCCCCAAGAACTAACCATTGGTGACTTGGTTGATTTGACAATCAAGCGCCCGAATAATGAGAACACTTACATTGTGGGAGAGGTCCAAGGTGTCAGGTCTGACTACTTTATGCCTGATCAAGTGGCAATCCTGGTTGGCGGCATAGACATTTGGCTCACCATAACTGACCAGATTGTAGTGAGGTTGGCTGATGTCTGATTACAAGGGACCGCTGGACTATATCGATGTGGCTTCACGAATTGTAGAGTTTCGTGAAAAGTTCCCAGACGGAAATCTGGGGCAAGTCAGCCTAGAGTTCCTATCTGACTTTGGTGGCAAGGATTGGGTGGTTTACACAGCCGCCGCATACCGATCACCTGAGGACACTAACCCTGGCATTGGAACAGCGTGGGAGCCGGTACCAGGGCCCACCAGATTCACTAGAGACTCAGAGGTTCAGAACGCCGAAACAGCCGCCTGGGGCAGGGCTATGGTTGCGGCTCTTGCCGTAGACACAAAAAAGGCGTGGCATCCTCTGAGGAAATCCGAAACAGACAACCAGAAACCCGTGACTGGTTAGCAGAGGCAACCAAAGCTGAAACAGTTGAGGTGTTGCGTGATGTTTTCAATCAGGCCAGACAGGCCAAGGCACCCAAGGAAACACTGACAGCAATGACAGCTTTAGCGGATGCATTTACTGAGTAGGAACATACTGGTGGCCGCAATCAATGAAAAAAGAGAGCTGGTCCAATCGCTTTACCTTCAGGGATACCAGGATGAGGGTGAGGCGGAGTATAAAGAGCTAAAAAAATTAGGCATGAAATTGAGAGAGGCTATAAATGGAGACCCCGAAAGAGGTAATCAGGGAACTGGAAAAGATACGCAACCAGAGTGAGCAAGGCATTGCCCTACTTGCTGAGGCTGAAATCAAGTATCTAGAACTTGCGAGCGCCGCCGATAGAGTAGAGGCCACTGAGTTGGTAAGTGCTCAGGGCACGATTGTAGACCGCCAAGCGGTGGCAAAGCTCAAGGCTATGGATGTCAGATTTGAAGCTGATCTGGCCAAGGTAGAACTGAACAGAATCAAGGCAAAGATTAGACACCTAAGCGAGTCCCAGATGGCCGTCATGGCCGCTGGCAAATTGATTCAGATGGAGTGGAGGGGATGATGTTTTCTAAGTGGATTCAAGCAAGGCGGGCGGCTAGGAAAGAGCGCCTAGTGTTCGCAGAGCTTCACAAAATGGCACTGGAGCACATGATGGAAAACAGTTATTGTGCGAATTGTGATGGCAACTGTGAGGTGTGCCAGAGCTACTTTAATGACTGTGACTGAAAAAGAGTTCAGAAAATACCTAGCTAGAGACAGCCATTGTCTCCACTGTGGTCTCCAGGATGAAACCCTGGTGCCTCAGCACAGAGTAAACCGTGGTGCTGGGGGCTCAAAGGCCAAGCGCCTCTCTAACGCCTCGAACATCATCACCCTGTGCGCTTACTTCAATGGGGCAATTGAGTCCTCCAGTGAGGCGGCAGTGACCGCTCAGGCCTATGGCTGGAAGCTGAGGACCTGGCAAAACCCGCTGGAGGTTACAGTGTATGATTATGTTTCTGGTAACTGGTATTTGCTTTTAGATGACTTCACCAGGACAATAGGAAAACCCCCAGCGATTAGCTGAGGGTCTCCCGTAACATGAAAAGGGTCAAATGAGGGACTAAGCCAACAAGTAACATCTAAATTGTAACATGAAATGACATGAAATGAGCCGCAAATGACTATCAAAATAATGAATGAGGTTTGGACCAGTTCCAAATCTGAGGGCAGAGCCAGGCTGGTGCTGTTGGCAATAGCAGATCAGCAAGGTGAGCTAGGTGCGTGGCCCTCAATCGCAACACTGGCCAAAAAAGCCAATGCCTCGCAGAGGTCCATCAAGCGTGACCTAGCTGAGCTTGAAAATCTGGGTGAGCTGATCATTGAGCGCCAAGCTGGTGAGGGCTTTGCCCAATACAAAACCAACCGCTATTGGGTGAATCTCCCAGGGGTGACAGATTGGGTAACAGGGGTGACAGATGGTGCAACGGGGGTGACAGCTCAGGTAAACGGGGGTGACAGCTCAGGTAAATTGGGGGTGACAACCAGTGGCACGCAAACCCTTAGTAGAACCCTTAAAGAAACAGGGGGCAAAACAGCACCCAAACCAGTCAAGGAAAATGGGACCAGAATCTCTGATTCTTTCAAACCCTCTAAGCAATCCTGGGACCTCATGGCTGAGCACTTCCCTTGGGTTGATTTGAAGTTAGAGACCCATGCATTTATGGACCACTGGAACAGCACCACGAAAGCCGCCACAAAAAAGAACTGGGACCTCACCTGGAAAAACTGGATCAGGCAAGAGGCCAAATGGTCCAAGGGTAAGCAAGAGGCACCAGTGAAAAAGCATAAGTTCACAGGGGGCAACGAATGAATCCTGAGATTGCAATCCTTGGGAGCATTTTGCTATCGAAAGGACAGGCCCTTGATGAACTCAACCTGGTGCCTGAGGACTTCAATGACCTAAAGCTGGGCAGGGTCTATCAGGCGCTGTGCGACATGAGGAACAAGCACCAGGCCATTGATGCCCTGACCGTTGCCGCAAAGCTCCCAAACCATTCTAAGGATGTCCACACCTGGCAACATGAGAGCATCACCGCTGAGAATGTCAGCTTCTATGCTCAGATTGTGCGTGACGAATCCATCAGGCGTGAGCTCAGAAACACAGGTCACAGCATTGTGGCCAGATCACCAGCCGAGGATTTAGATGCGGTCATTGATGAAGCCCGCCGCAACCTGGGGAAGCTTGCTGAGAGCAGGACCACTGGGAAAATTGAGTATGTCAAGCACCTAGCCCTAGGTCACTTGGATGTTCTGGCCACTCCCAGGACCTACCTGAAAAGCCCTTGGGATGCACTTAATACCGCCATTGGTGGATTCCGCCCTGGCGCAATGTATGTGATTGGAGCTCGCCCTGGTGTGGGTAAGACCGTGGTTGGATTACAAGCGGCCTATCACCTCAGCAAAGAGGGGCCAGTGTCATTCCACAGCCTAGAAATGTCTAAGACAGAGCTACTGACCAGGATGTATGCAATGACCTCCGGCGTTTACTTAGGTAACTTGGAAAAAGGCAACCTGTCTGACTTTGATTGGAAAGCCCTGAACAAGGCCAAGGATGAACTAAGTGAGTCCAACCTAGCGATTGTTGACAAGGGCACACAGACCATCAACGACATCAGGGCACACGCTAGGACCCTCCAGCAAAACGGTGGACTCAGGGCCATTGTGATTGACTACTTGGGGCTGATCCATGACACCATTCCAGGCCGCAAAAGGTATGAATCAATCAGTGATTTTTCAATGAGCCTCAAGGCCCTGGCCAGAGACTTTGAGGTCCCTGTGATTGCACTTGCTCAGCTGAACAGGCAAAGTGAATCAAGGCAAGACAAAGCCCCAGCGCTATCTGACCTGAGAGATTCTGGAGCTATTGAGCAGGATGCTGATGTGGTGATTTTGCTTAGGCGTGAGAGGTCTGATAG